CGTACTCTATCAGAACTTTCCTCATTTTCCCAACTATCAGTCGGTAATTGAACAAAATTTCCTTGACGATACCGCATTAAAGCTTGTGTCATACTATCCACCAAGTCGTCGTATTCTCCGTTAGGAAAGGCCGCGACCTCTTCAATCAACTCATCCGCGAATACTTCGTCGGGGACCCAGACCATTCCAGCCTCAAATAACGGAGAAACACTATGTACCCTAGAAACTTTATCATTACCTTTACTCGGTGTGAAGTTTACAACAGGTATACCCATGTTCCGTAGCTCTTGAGTCAAAGGCAAACCACTCGCCTTCGCCTCGACAATGACGGTGTCGGGGTCCCAAAAATTATAATTCTCCAAAGCTACCTCTTTTAGCTCCGGAAAATCCCATCGACCCTTCTTGCTGTCCAAAAGTATAAGTCCCGGCTGCCCCGTTTCGTTAGGATAAAACACACCCCACGTCGTAATAGCCGAAAAATCCGACGTTTCACGTCTAGAAAAAGCCGTATCGTAACTTTGAATTACATATTGTAGGCTAGGGACCGTATTTTTTTCCCATTTTTTCCACCATTCTCGTGGAATTATGGCGTTTTCCTCACCCGTAGGGTTCTGCTGGTACTGTGCATTCCATTTGCTAGGAGGAATCGACGCTTTTACCGAAGTCAAATCCTCCAAACTCCAATACTCCGGCCAACACGGCTTACCGTCATCAAATATAGCCGGTAACTCCACGACTTCCCACTGATCGGCCAACGGATCTTTAGCCATCGCCCGCAACAATTGGCCCGTCATGTCCTTTTCAGACCACCGTGTTTGTACCAATACAATACTCCCACCCGGCTGCAACCTCTGACGGGGTCCCCCCGTGTACCAATCCCAAGCATCATCAAATCCATTAACACTCATCGCCGTTTGCTCCGAGTGTGGATCGTCAATAATCACCAAATCTCCACCACGACCAGCCAAATTAGAACCTACCCCAACCGCATAGTACATTCCACCCTTGCTCGTGTCCCAACGGCCAGAAGCCTTACTATCCGCTGCTAACTTTACCTCTGGGAAAATCTCCTTGTACTCGTCACTATCAATCAAATTCTTTGTCTTACGACCAAAGTTAACCGCCAACTCAGTCGTGTGCGTCGCTTGAATAATCTTCATCTTCGGGTTCCTGCCCATCATCCACGCCGGAAACAAATACGACGCAAACTCAGACTTCGTGTGCCGTGGGGCCATGTTAATGATCAATCTCTTTAACTCACCCTTGGCCACCCGCTCCAGCTTGTCCGATATAATCTTATGGTGCCTACCCGCAATAAAGTCAGGCCATACCGTCCTAACAAATCCAATAAAATTATTTTGTGAGAACTCGTTCTTCTCCAATTGAGCTAATCGCAAGCGAAGCTTTAACTCCCGATCATTAACATTTGCATCTACATCCATCGGGGGACCCTGTAAAATTATAAAAACAACTGTGCAAAACGCCTATGTTTCACGTGAAACAATTAAATCTAGTATTCTGTCCCAATCCACGTTGCCATCAGAACGATACAACGGATCAATCTTCAATCCGTCAAACTTTAAATCCATCGCATCCGAACCTCGATACAACGATATCGACTCCGGCGTGGGAGCCTTGGTCCGTGTGCCGCGGTCCGCGATCCGCAATACAAGAACCCATGTACTCGCATGCTTATGCCGACTTAACCAAGATACCTGATGCGGTCTCAAATCCACCGCATTAGTCGTGGACGCTTTTAATTCAACAAAGTGAAAGCCTCCCGACTCGTCGCACAAAACGACATCCGGCACACCGGGCATGGCCCACGTTTCAAGACGTGTGTGCTCGATCTTCTTCTTGCTCTTCTCCAAGGCTGTCTTCATGGTTTTCCAAAGACCGCTCTCCCTCTTCAGGGCTGTCCTCGGAATCTTCTTCTCGTTCTGGAGTAACATCAATCGTGATCGGGGCATAACCTTCCTTTATCTCGTCTAGGGCTTTCAATACATCTTCCTTGGACATCGAATCAATAGAACCATGTCTGATCTCAGATTTGTTGATATATATGTCTCCGTGGGCCTGACCACGTCGATACTCAGCCTGCACGGCAGCGGAATACGCTCCATTGTCCAAGGCTCGATCTCGGATAACCTGTAGATCCCTTATATGTCGCTTATAGTCAATCCCATATTTGTGATCAAGCTCGTCTCGATAAGCCTTAATCTGCTTAACCACATGTGGGCAAATAGCAGGATTTGTCAATTCATAAGCCCTCTGGTGCGCCGATCCCGTTGAATACCCCGCATTAATCGCGGCTTGACGTAACGTGATCTGACCATCCTTAGTTACCAACTCTTTGACAAACAATTCTTGCTTTCGGGTCAAGGGTTGTTCTTTCAAAGCCTTGCTTCGCGGCCCAAGGGCTCGAATAGTCTTTTCCTTGATCTTTGCTTCTTGTTTATTCTCTCGCTTCTTGACTACTTTGTTATAAGCCTTGAGGGCTTCTTTCAGATCGCTAGTTGTGGGCATTGTTTTCTTTGTAAATGGATATGGGAATATATGCGCTAAATTATAAAATTTATAAAATTTTTTTGCAAGTAAAACACGATATCTATTTTTATACAAATATTTGTAAGAAACATGGTCCTTGACCCCGTCCCCACGTCCACGCGTCGCGATCATTGTGCAACGCAACACGAATCACGGAAATCGACCGGATGACCCGATAAACAGGGGCCCCTAGCAATTTTGCATTGCCGCATTAACGCTGCCGATACGATCCACGGCCCGCGAAAAATAGGGCATGGCCTAGGATCCAATAGAACGCGCACCACGGCCCGCAAATCGTTGCGGGTATGGTTACCCACTCCGGATCGATTAGAACGCCTCACGGTTCACGGTTCACGGTTGGCGATACGTTTGGCATGGCCCGCGGCCGGCGGGTCGGGCCTTGATTCACTATGGAAAAAAGTTTGTTAAAAAATCACAAACGTTTGTTTGCGTATCTTAATCAACTTGATTAATTGGACGGGGTCGGACGTGACCGGGGGCCGATCAAATACAAGTTGACCTGGTGCGAACCGGATACGCAAAAAAAAGGCCCGCATAATGCGGGCCGGAGTGAGTGGGTCGGGCGGTTATTTATCGACGGTTAGCCGGTGCGCTTGAATAATAATTTCCGGCCATGTCTTAGCGATTAAATGCAAATTACCGCTGTCGGCGTGAATTAAGGACTTTCCTAAACCTTTTGCGAAATCGCCACAGATTCCGCGCTCTAAAGATTCCGCTATTGCTACCCGATAGGTTAAGAGTAAACCGTGCGCAATTCGTTGTTGTTCGCCTTGGCCCATGGCAGATTTAACCCACGGCATAAGCTCAATATCTGCCAAACGTGAGCAGAAATTGACNNGGGATACGGTTTACCACGTCCCACACTTGGTCAAAGTCTTTCGGAGTAGCGCACATTGAATTTTTTTGTATTGGGTTTTTCATGAGTAGACCTTTTCGCGTTTAATGGGAGTTAGTCTTGCCCCGATAATATCGGACTCCGAATATGGGGCCTTGTGTAATTCTTTCTTTTTTACAATGGCCCTAGGATTGTAGGCGACCATTTGCAAAAAATCTTCGGCGGCGGCCATTGCTTCAAAATGATTAGAACCGCCGTCAATCGTCAAAATATACATTCGGAACTCCGATTCACCTTGCATAGATTCGGCCTCTGCTTTTACTTCATCTAAATCATAATCAGAAAAAACGTTCTGATAACCTTGACCCGTAGGAAAGTCGTAATAATGATGAAATAAAACGTAATAAGGTTTTTTGTTTTCCATTTTTTAATTCTCCGTGTAGTTGATTAATTCGCATATGCGAATGGCAAATATAGCACGAAAAAAAACCGGCATACAAGGCCGGCCTTTTTTGGGAATTGGTGAGCGGTATCAAGCCGGTATTAATTCGCGCTGTATTTCGTAACGCTTAGATTTAAAACCATGGTTAATTATCGCGATGTCTCCGCGCCGTTTTTGGCCCCCATCGCACGCGCCACAATCAACGCACGTTAATTTTTTCCCCGCCTCAATGGAGGCCGGACAAATGGATTCTTTTTTGTTCAGTAGATCAGTTGAAAGCCGGACGCGAAATGTTCGCCAGCCCTGATTTTTTGCCTCTAAATATTCGGCCTGATTGTCAACGGAGGCCATGCAATGATCTTTTAAAAATTCGCGCTCACTGTCCACAATATTTGGATTGTTCCATTGGTGAGTGTATCCCGTCCGGCCTTTGGCATTTTCTAAAAGCTTTTCCCAAACCATTGACGGGACCGCGGAGGGATCGCCGTAGGTTCCCAAACGAACCATACGGCCCGCGGATAGTTTGGCCGCCTCTCGCAATCCGCCGCCGTCCGTGTAATTGCCATTTAAAAAAGATTTATAAACCATACTAGGGCCTTGAGCGGTTACCACGTAACACGCGCCACCTTTAAAGGGCCTTTGCTTACAATCGCCACATATAGAAAAATCCGCGCCGGTTTGTTGGTTTACGGTCGGACGTTCGCCGTTATTTTTTAAAACGTACGTTTGAACCATGTCGCCGGTTTTTGAATTGGTGGAGCGCGTGATTGCAATTACTACAATTGGCGCACCGTCTAAACGTGAGGGGCCTTGATAAATTATTTGGCCCGTTGGTTTTTTGTTTTTCATTTTTTTAAGCTCCGTGTAATTGATAAAGTCGCATAGTGCGGTATCTAGTATAAAACCAAAACGGGAAAACGTGCAAGCGGGCAAAAAGCGAGCAAAAAAAAGGCCCCCAAAATGGGGGCCGGATTAAGTAAAAAAAATTATTAAATGCGTCTAACAAAATTCAGTATGTAAAACCCGATCCAAAAAATCCGATGGATTACATTCATTTAGTCTGATCACGTCCGCCAAATAGGTTTCAGTTACATAGATTTTTTCCCGTTTTAAATGATCATGAATAGTTGACGAACACGTTCGAGTAAACTCATTATAGTCAAACGCATTATAGGGATGGCCTAACCAATATTCAAAAGCCTCTGGCGTACCAAAAGTTTGTAAAACCCAA